GGGGGAATGTTCATACCACCTCGGAGATCATTAGATTTTGTAAATTTCAAAATAAAAGAAACGGACAAAGCAAAGGATAATTATATTGATAAGAAAGAATTAATTTTCAACTCGTATAAGACGTGCCGTTTTTATGGGGAACAAAAGGTTGAGTTGCCCAGTGCTCTAAAATCCATACTAACAAAATGGTGCAAGGTTAATCCAACAAATTATTTGTTATTTGATAGCAACTTCGGACAGCTTTCCAGTGTCAAATTAAATCAACGACTAAATAAAATTTTTAATGGTAAAAAGATTTCAGTGAACATGTTACGCAAAAGTTACTTAAGTGGTAAATACGGCGACACAATAAAAACTAATCATGAATTAGCCGCAGACCTATCACAGATGGGCAGCAGCACTGCTCAAGCTACAACTTACATTAAACAAGAATAATTACTTTCACATACATATTATATTATAACTTAAAGAAACTATAATATATTATAACGCATTATAAATGCTTTTTGTCGCGGATATCCTGGCTTGTAATAGTGTTTATATCTACAGCTTCACCTGGTTTTAATTCACCAAGCACATCAATCGGGTTCGCATCTCGTATCGCCTTGTCACTTGATTGAAAAAACATTTTTAATATATACTCGTTCTTTTTAAAATCTATAGACTTGTTAAGGTCATCAAACATTTCAGTAAAATTTTCACAATCACTATATAAATCTTTACTACGTTGCTCATAAGCATTAATAAAATGACCCCAAGCCAAGCAATAGAAACCGCAAGCTGAGTTCATGAGAGACTGAATATCCTTTGTGTTATACGGAACATGTCCGCCTCCGCAAAACTTAATCACAACTTCTGGAGGAGGGGCACCGAAACTATCAAAATAACAATTTTCAATCTTTCCATTTGGATATTTATTGCACTGAAGAGCGACATAATGGCTACCGTCATTTGGTTTGCCATCCTCATCAAATTCGTCTTCCATATTTAATATATAAAATTTATTGTATTGTAGTTTGGTTTTTGTCAGCTTACTTTTAAAATCGCAAAACACAAGTGGGACATTCATCTTCTTGGCGAGTGACCAAATTTGAATATCAGTTAACATATTATATATATTAATAATATTATATATTTATTAATATACTTCTAAACTTATTTATTTTTGTAATACCATGCCAATTTTAATTCTTTTATATGCTCGGCGTTCTTAATTCTATATGCCTTTTGCGTTTCTTTTATGTGGCTTTCATTTTTAAGTCTATATTGTTGTCGTGTGTCGTTAATGTGTTGTTGGTTGTTTTGGACATACATTTTTCGCTCTTCCGTATGTTCCAAATTATATTGCTTTCGCAAATCTGTATTTGCAATGTTGCGTTCATGTTGTGACCGACTTGGATTAATTGTATTCAACTTTGCGTCAAATACTTCAAACCAGTATCGTTCTCTAGCTCTCGCCTCATTTCCATCTTGACATGGAAATTTTTCAATTTCAACCATTTGCCAATTATCCCAACCTCCATTAGTGGTTATGGATTTGTATATTTTTGTATCAGGATGCCTTTTACTGTCCGATTTATGACCCGATTTTCGTTTTGCAAAATCTGTTGTAGAACCTACATACAAGTCAGTAATAGTTAAGTCATTACAAACTATTTTATAGATAATTGTATTTGAATAATTAATGGGATGTCGCGGCATTATATCTTAAAATGTGTCATTGCCTTTAAGTTGTTTCTTAATAGATATAAGAGGTTTTGACATTTTAATACTTTCATAAATTTGTCGCATGGTAGCTGGTTTAACTATTTCTGCTTGTGTCACAGGCATAATCGTAACTCTTATTGAACTGTCTTCTTCTTGTTCAGTCGGTAGCGGTGCATAGAATAAGGACTTTATGATGTTCAATGGATCCATGTATATAAGTTCAGATATAATAAAAAAGGATCTAAAGGGATGTAAACCTTTGGCTAGGTTGCCTAGAGGGACTTGGCGGACTTGTTAGTTCATCTTCGGGTTTCTCAATTCCCGTGTCTCTAACTATATCTATCAATCCGCAACAGCATTTTATGGTCTTACACTTGGATTGATATGAATATTTTATAATCAGTGCAATTGTTGCTGAAGCAAAGGTTATTAGAGAATACAAAACTGTTGTATCCATGCTTTTGTTTTATAAAAGATGAGATTATATTTTTCATGGCTCCACCTTTCCAAAGGTGGAATTATTGAGTTGCTAATTGATACCAGTTGGTTCCATCGCACGTAAATCTTGTAGAAAATTGCGTAGCAGTCAAGGACACTGAAGCTGCTAATGTATTAGAGTTGAAGGGAGCTAAAACAACAGCTCCGCCTGTTTGATTGAATGTAATTACGGCTACATTTGTCAATCGTCTGAAAGTAATATCACTCCCAGCATAAGTAGCACTCGCGGTTGGTAATGAAATTGTAGCAGCCGCAGCCGCTGTAATAATATAAAAGTTTTTCAAAGGTGCCGCTGTAATTAATGTTACTGTTGCCGTAATAGTTGTTCCATATGTATATAACGTTTGTTGAGCAAACCGAGTTGTTCCGTCAGCATTAATCGTTACTGCCGTTATTTGAGCGGGAGCTATTATAATACTATTTGTTGATGATGTTGGAGTTCGTAATGTTAAATCTCCACCAGTCGCCGCTTGTATAGCGGACGCTCCCGTCATATTAAAACCATTATAGTTTGTATTACACCCAAAATAAACAGTAGCAAGATTGATTGATATTTGAGGAGTAGCAGCAGATTGACAATTTAAATTAATAAATCCACCTGACGTTACAGGTGTAGATATGGATAAATTTGTTGTAGAGGTTGAAGTTATTGTATTAGTTGCTACTGAACCGATTGTAAGGAGAGCAGCAGCAGCATTAATAGCACCCGCATTTGGAAGAGCTAATGCCGTCCCACCAGAAGTGAAGGTAACTGCTCCCGCAACAGATAAAGTAGCAGGGCAATTTACATTTGTAGTAGCTGTTCCAAGCTGTATTTGATTAGAGGCTGTTGCTAACGAATTCGCCCCTAATGCGGTTGAGTTTGAAGATGTAGCATTTACATTTGAGTTATACCCCAAACAAGTATTTAAGCCTGTAATTATAGAGTTTCCCGCTTGATTTCCAACTATAGTGTTATAAGAATTTCCTGTTATAGCTGACCCCGAACTGGCTCCCACAATAGTATTATTAGTGCCATAGGATAAAAAAGAACCCGCTTGAGCTCCAAATAAATTATTACTATTAGAAGAAGTCATACTAGGTGCCGAAGCAAAGCCAAAAATAGTATTATACGCTCCTGTTCCGACCGCAATATTACCGGAACCTACTCCTATTATGGTGCTATGAACTTCACTCCCATTACTGATAGGAATCGTATTTACAGTTAAAGCATTTGTTATAGCTGTAGAGCTCATATTAATACCGCTTACAAATGAAGCTGTTCCATTGACTTGTATTGAGCTCAGCGTTTCTAAACCCAATTGTGCTACGGGATATGTTAAATATGATCCGCTTGATGTGCTTGTTGTAGTAGTTGGAAATAAACTGCTATTGAATATGGGGGCTTGTTCAGATGGAGGCGGATAAGCTGAGCCAGACATTTAGTATTAAATGAGAAATAAAAATATAATATGTTTTTGTATTATATTTTAATTGCTAAAGAGATTATTTGTTTGTTTGATAACGGTCTTTTGCTTGTTCTAAAATATGGTCTTTATGATTTTCATAGTATTCCATTTGTCTGTTTATAATTCGTTCCTTGTTTTTTTCGTAGTATAAACGATCTCGTTCTTTTCTGTGTTCTTTAGTATTTTTTAAATTTATTTTGATCGCATGTGCATGTGTTTCACGATATATTTTACTGCTTTCAGTCTCACTTCTATTCGGAACACGTGTATTCAATTTAGAATTTAGCTCTTCAAACCAGTATCTTTCTCGGGCTCCTGCTTCATATACATTTAAACAAGGATATTGCTCTATTTGGACCATAGTCCAACTCTCCCAATTTCCATTTGCTCTAATAGTCTGATAAACTTTTAAATGATACGTGTTACTATTAATATTGCAACAATTACTTTTATGGCAGTTTTTTCGTTTTCTAAAATCGGTCGTATGACCTACATACACATCAGTAATTGTTAGGTCGTTGCATACTAGTTTATACATAATCGTTTTAGAATAATCTACAGGCAATCGGGGCATTATGTCTTATATTGTCTGTTGTCTTTAAGCCTATTTAAAATAATGTATTTAGAATAAAATATAATATTGATTTAATGTAAATATGCCTCCCAAGAAAAAGAAAATTGAGCAGGAACAAGAACAAACAGCGGAAATTAAAAACTGGTATGAGCACATGCCGAGTGAATTTCTTGACGTGCAATCACCTAATCCAAACTACTACCTTCATAAATTCAATATTCCCTTTAGAGCAGTTGTTGTAGCACCATCGGGCTCTGGCAAATCAAATTTTGTTACTAACTTAATACATTTGTTCTGTAAAGATAGTGGCACATTTTCGGACATAACTATCGTGTGCAAAGATAAAGAAGAGCCTTTGTATAAATTTCTACAGTCTAAGAGTGACAGTATTTCAGTGAAAGAAGGCATTCATAACTTACCGCAGTTGGATAAATACGATAAGAGCGTAGCACACCTTGTTATTTGTGATGATTTACAATTAGATAAGGATCAATCACGCATTGAACAGTTCTATATAAGAGCGAGAAAGAAAAATGTTAGCATCATGTATTTAGCCCAAAATTACTACCAAATTCCAAAAGTTGTGAGGAACAACTGCAATTACCTTATAATATTAAAAGTATCAGGTCAGCGAGAGATTGCTATGATCATGAAAGAGCAGGGCCTTGGTTTAACAAAAGATCAGCTGCTAAATATGTATGATTTTGCTACACATGAGAAGTTTAGTCCGCTAATAATTGACGTGGAGCAGACGGATAAGCTGAGGAAATTTAGAAAAGGCTTCAATTTCTACTTAAATCCAGCGGAGTTTATTTAGCGAATATTATTCAGTAATTAATTCTTCCGCGTTTTAGGAAATATATTATAATATATCCGTATTATATAAAACAATGAGCAAGCAAGGCATTATCTACGAGATCGTATGCAATCTAACCGGTGAGCGATATGTCGGCAGCACATTTGAACCAACTGTAGCTAGACGTATGGCTACTCACATTCAATCTAAAAACGGTTGCACTTCCAAAATTATTATTTTGCGTGGCGATTATTACAGCGGACTTTTAGAAACAATACATGTGGACACAAAAATTGAACTACTTATGCATGAACGGCTCTGGTATGATAAGGTTACTTGCATCAATAAGAACCGCCCTTACGTGAGTAAAGAGGAGAAGTTAGCGTATCAACGTGATTATCAACGAACTCATTATAAAAAATATTATGAGCAGCGTAGATCACAAAAGAAAGAGTATTACATCAAAAATAGAGACAGGCAACTAGCGTATCAAAAACAATATGTTGCGATGAAAAAACAGATCGCACAAATTGAAAACTTAAACAGTGCTGAAATTCTTTAAGCTGTTTTAATATATCTTTAGAAAAACAATTTAGAAGGATTTTATTATCTTATATTATATTATAATATAAAATGAACACTGCCGAAATGTCCGCCGACCAAGTGCAGACGATTGTAGATCGTTATACTCATCACCTGAAGATATGTAGCGAGTATAAGAAAGCACATCCAGCAAAAAATAACGCTTACTCAAATAAATATTTTAAGACCATGAAAGCTAACGATCCTGACAAATACGATGCCTACTTAGCTAAGCAGAAAAAATATTACAACGAAGTTGCAAAACCAAGAAACCTTGCCGCCAAAATTGTAAGCATTGAATTATTTAGCGATATATCTCAAAAATAGTAAAACGAAAATACTTTAGGCGAAAATTTAAACATATTATATTAAATTAATACTTAAAAATAAAATCTCTGTATAGTATATAGAATGACTGAATTAACCAATTCTCAACTTACCCAACTTTTGATGCAACAAAATGAAACGATGCAGATGATGTTTAAAAAGAAAATGCCCAAGACACTAATTAAGGACATGAAACCTAATGTTAGTTTTGAAGAATTCCTTGATAATATTGAAATCCTTAACCCTAATAAGCTCTTAAATTATACACTTCCTCACTATTATTCGCTAACCATTATGCATAATTTAGAAAAGATTGATTTGAAAGATCGTCCATTAATATGCAGTGATGCTAAGCAGAATAAATATTATTATTTTACAAATGGTGAATGGAAACAGGATAAGAAATTTCTGAAGGTTATACAGCAGAAAATATTTTATATGGTTGTGGATAAAGTAATTTCATTGAAAAAACTTACAGATAACAGTGAAAATACTTGCCTGTGCATCAGTTTATTTTTTGACGTGGAAAAATATCCTATTGAGAAACTACTAGACAAGATATTTATGCATCTTGGTAAAGCAATGCCTTCTATAACATCAAATGATGATGAATTTTAATCAGATTATATTTAAACAATTATTCTTAAATATAATTTTATAATAGCTATTCTATTTAGGCATTTATTCAAGTAATTTAGGTTATTTAAATACTTAAAATACTTTGGAGCAGATTTGTTAGTATCCTCAAAATAGAATATCTATTATTGAAATCTCTCATTTTAAAAAGGAAGGTCTTATATAATTAAATATTGTCTTAAATTTTGATCCAAAAAAAGATTTATAAAAAGTAGGTTTGGTTTTATATAAAATTCAATAATAGATATTCTATTTAGAGGATAGGAGTATTTAGGAGTTTATTTAAGTAATTAGGATCATTTAAATACTTAGAATACATGAAATCACAGAATTGTTAGTATCCTCTAAATAGAATATCTATTATTGAAATGTCTCATTTTAAAAAGGAAGGAGCCCTATAAATTTATTTTGACTCAAATTTTAAGCCAAAAAATAATTTATAAAAAGTAGGTTTGGATTTTAAGATATTTCAATAATAGATATTCTATTTAGAGGATAGGGGTATTTTAGGGAATTAATTAAGTAAAACTACTTAAATATAATCTCACTATATAATATAGAATGACAACCGAATTAGAACCAACGTATTTTGAGTGTTTTTTTGATGAAAGTGATTATGAAATGAAACCCATAAATGAAATGTCCTTGAAACAGCTAGTGATATATAAGAAACAATTATTGAATTTAAATGATAATAAAACACTGACAAAGAAACAACATGCATTATTAACAGGAGATTTTATGAAAGGAATGTGGAATGAATACCCTGAAAAATATATAAACGCACCAGAAAAAGAAGCAGAGCATGCTCAGAAAATGAGAGATTTGGAGCGTAAAAAATTCAAAGCAGAATGCTTTAAAATTAATAAACTTCAATTTGAAAATTCAAAAGAGTTATTGATTGAGATTAATGCATTAGAAGAACAACTGAGAAACCAAAGTGAAACCAAATACAAAATTGAACATAATGAATATATGAAAACCAAAATCATATGTGATTGTGGAATGGAAACAATTAGGTCTAATATGCCGAGACACAAAAAATCAAAATGCCATCAAATATATGAAGCCAAATTAGCTGCAGTAGAAACAGCAAAAACTTTAAAGAAACAAGCAATCCAGCAAAAGGAGCTGATTAGTAACAATGGTTACGAGCTAGATGAAAATGGTAAAATAGTTTGGCCTGTCAATGAAGCGGGAATTAGATATTATTTAACAGATGCAAATGGCAAGAATATTTATCCTATTCACAAAACTGAAAAATTTGAGATTTACATGAGATGCAAAAATGGATTTACTATAATTCCATCATCAACAACCGGCTGTAAGACTTGCAGTATATGTAAGCTATTATAGATTGTTCAATTTTTAGGACTTTTTTTAAGTATTTATTTTCATTTAAATACTTAAAATGTGTGAATACAGTGAATTTGTTAGTATCCTCAAAATAGAATATCTATTATTGAAATATCTGTTTTAAAAAAGCAAGCTCTAATATAATGAAATAATTCCTTAAATTTTAAGTCAAAAAAAGATTTATAAAAAGTAGGTTTGAATTTTAATATATTTCAATAATAGATATTCTATTTAGAGGATAGAGAGATTTATGAGAGTTCTCTCCTTTATATTAAGTTCTAACTAAAGAGAAAGCAAGCCAAGAAAAAGAAATAACCTCGCTGTATAATAAATGACGACAACACAGCTGAAGACATTAAATCATTATCCCGAATTTCTGACCTCTCTAGCTATTGATGGTGTAATTAATTTTATAAACAACGGCATTCTACCAGCGAATTTGAACGCAAGACAAGCAGCACGATATCAGCAAAAGTTCGCCGCAAATGCGGGTTTTGTCACACGGGCAATACATGGCAATCAAGAGCTGTTCTACAATCCAAATGCAAATTATGATTTAGAAGTAGTGCGACCTGCAAACAGGCTAGCTAGAATTCATCTGATCTATAATGATATACAACGCGGACTAGGCTTAGGACTTAATGCCATGTATCATCAAATAGCCATGTCTTATTTAAATATTCCAAAGGCAATAACAGATCAATTTTTAAAGGAGCAAGGTGATTATCAAGTGACGCGAATACCGCACAAGGTTGTAAATAAGCCGATCACTGCAAGTGTGCCGAACGAACGCTGGGCAATAGACTTAATAGATATGCGTGCATATAATGTAGTTGGCGTGAACCAAAATCGTAACTACATATTCACGTGCGTGGATTTCTTTTCCGGAAAAGTGTGGGCTAGAAGCATAAGTAATCGCAATAATACCGCTGCTATACCGACATTAAGCAACGCTTTAGATGATATTATACAGCATGATGCACATACAATGCCGGGCATAATACAGTGCGACAGTGAGTTTTATCAAGGTGCGTTCGCTGCATATTGTGCACAAAATATGATTGTTTTAATTAGAACGACGTCATATACGCCGCAAAGCAACGGGAGGATAGAGCGTGTAAATAGGGAGATTAGAAAAAAAATCAAAGCGAACGTCGTGCGAAATAATAATTTTGTATGGAATAATAATTTACAAGACTATATTGATAATATAAATAATCAGCAAGGCACAAACAGTCATTTAACACCAAATCAGGTGTGGGCACAAGGTTATAATCCTCACGGTCATGGACATGTAGCGGCGGGCCCGGCAGTGCCTTTAAATGATAATATGACACCACAACAACGAAGTGCTTACATGGAGCGATATCACATAAACAGGGCACAAAAAATGGTCGGCATTGGGCATGTGCGGGTTTTTCATGTCGGGGACTTGTGCAGAATAAAGTTATTGAAAGTTAGCAACACGCAGAGACAAGCAAGAGAGGCAAATATAGGTTTCAATAAGGTCGCAGTCCATTATACGCCGCAAATATGTTCGGTTGTGCAGGCGATCATGCATCCCCCGCATTTCATAAGAAGGGATGAGTATATAATCGCAAACAGTCACGGAAACATTATGATGGCGGGTGCGGCTCCGAAATTGTTCTTTGCAAACGATCTGATCTATGTGCCAAATCCAAACGTGCAAACGAATATTCATCCATTGACAGTGCAGCGTGCTATACAATTAAATAGATTGTAAAAAGGACTTAAAGACAAAAAGCTATAATAATCTATAAATGCCCATTGATTACTCAAAAGGAAAAATCTACCAAATCATTCCCATATGCGAACATGATGCAGGAGATATTTACATTGGATCTACTGTAAGACCATTAAGTGAGCGAATGAGCAAGCACAGATGTCAAACAACGTGCCGCAGCAGATTTTTATTTGATAAATACGGAATGGAAAATTGCAAAGTTGAGTTAATAGAATATTTCCCTTGTGAAACCAAAGAAGAACTATTAAAAAGAGAAGGAGAGCTTCAACGTGCAAATAAGTGTGTTAATATACGAGTGGCTGGAAGAACAAAACAAGAGTATCGCATTGAAAATAGTGATAAAATTTTGGAGAGACATAGAATTTATAACGCAAAAAATAAAGAGCAAATCAAAGAAAGAAGCAAAATATATAATCTGAAAAAGAAAGCGGAATTACAAAATATTAAAGAATAATTAGATAGAGCAAGAAAGATTAATAACAAATAATATGTTTTTATTAATCAGACAATAATTGGAATACTAATTATAAAGTTGATTTACCACGGCGATATTGTGATAGGAAGTGATATAAGGTGATAAAAGGTGATAAAAGTGATAAAAGGTGATAAAAAGTGATAAAAGGTGATAAAAAGTGATAAAAGAAAAAAAGAGGTGATAAAAGTTGATTTGACCGTTACAAAAAAAGAAAAAGAATGTAATAGAAATTCGTCGTCCATCCC